ATGGGGTTCGATGCGAAGAAGGCCAAGGCTCTGGCGGCTGGGGAGCACATTATTGTCGATGATGCTCCTGGCCTGCGACTTGTGGCTACTGCCACGCGCAAGACTTGGACATACAGATACAAAAGCCCCATCGATGGGCGCATGCGCCAGGTGGCCATGGGGCAGTGGCCTACCATGACCTACGCTGCGGCGCTGGGTGTGTGGGATGAATTGCGCACCAGGCGTGATGCCGGCGAAGACTTGGCCAAGGAAAAAAAGCGTGCCGGCGCGGTGGCCAAGGCCAAGGCGCATCTCAAAGAGGCGCAGGGCATCTACACCGTCGAGCGCTTGATCGAGGACTATCTGCAGGGCCATGTGGAGCGGCACCGAAAGCTCAAGGGGCAGAAGGAGACGCGGCGCCTGATGTTGGGCTACAGCGATTATCTGCTGTCCATGAAGCCAGAGGATGTGAAACGCACGCATGCGTTTGCATTGCTGGAGAAGGTCGGTGCGAGCACGCCTGTCCTAGCCAACAATTTGCGCACTGAACTGGGAGCGGCCTGGGACTATGCGCTCGATGCTGGCCGGATCTCTGAAGAGACCCCTAATTGGTGGCGGCTGATACTCAAGGGAAAGCTGCGCAGCCGGGGGAAGATCGTCGATGGCGAGCACCAGGGGGTAAACCTCCGTGCACTGCAAGGCACTGAGGTTGTGGCGCTGATTCGGTTCTTACCCAACTTGTCCAGCCTGCTGGATGATCTTTTTACGTTGTACCTGTGGACGGGCTGCCGTGGTGCCGAGCTGGTGCAGATGATGGGCCAGGAGGTCACCCAAGAGTCGGATGGCTGGTGGTGGACCATCCCGCGTAGCAAGCTGAAGATGGCTCGCAATGACTTGGCAACAGATTTGCGTGTGCCTTTGGTAGGGCGTGCCCTGGTGCTGGTGCGCCGGCGTATCGCTGCATACGGGGCTGGTCATCTCTTCCCTTCGCAGCCTGGTTCGGCGCTGCCTCATGTCGAGCAGAAGGTGCTAGGTGTCGCGGCATGGTGCAGTCGGCCAGGAACCAACGGACGATTGGGTGCCAATGGAAAGATGAAGCTGGATATTGAGCCGTGGGCGCCACACGACCTGCGGCGCACGGTGCGCACAACTCTTGCTATGTTGGGTTGCCCTGATGGGGTGGCCGAGGCGGTGCTGGGGCACTTGCCCAGCGGGATCATCGGCGTTTACAACCGACATAGCTATGACAAAGAGCGGCGTGAGTGGTTGACTCGCTTGTCCGAGCATTGGGAGCATATTGTTCAATTGCAATTCGCTATGCCTGTATAGGCATGATTACAGTTGAATGGCGATATTGAAGCTCTACTTTTTGCCCTTTGTTTGAGTGCGTTGATAGGAGAGGCAGTGTTGAAGGTCTTCCTCATTTCCATATTCATGCACAACATGGCGTGCTAGGTGGTGCGCAATCGTTTGAATGCAGTTTCGATAATGAAAGAGCGTTGAAGAGAATGCACTAAAGACAAAGTAAGAGAAGAGTCCGCTTTTGACTAGGTCATTGTAGGTGGCTCGTTTTGATGGATTTGAATGAACAATGCCCCCATAAAAAATCACATCAAAAATATCTTCGTTAGTGGTTGGCTTGTCTTTGTAAATTGAGACGAAACTTGGTTCGTCTAGTGATTTTCTCAGAGTGTCGGTAGCCTGCTTGATGCCGGTCTTTTCATGTAAGTGTGTATCTGACCATTTTTCGGAGAGTTCTTTTATTTTCCTGATGGAAAATCCATCCCCGTCTTGAATAAAAAGTCTGAGATTTAGACAGAAAGCCTCAAGCTCATCCTGGTTTAGTCCATCGCTGGCAAGCCAATTGCCTTCGATAAACTTTGGGATATCGGCTTGGCCCCTTGGCGTCGTTAGCCATTTCCAAAATGCACTTTTTTCTAGCCTGTGTGATCGATTAATGAATTCCTCAAATTCAGACGGATAGGGGCGCATGGGTGGACGGGTTTTAGGATGGTGATATCTGGTAATTTTGCCATGGGATGTCTGATGCCTTAGCGTCCGTGAGTCGTTGGTTTTCGGTTGTTGCTGCATGAGATTGTTGCTAAAGATTCAATCCGCAGGTGCAGGGGTCTGTCGCTAGGTATGTTTAGTTAACCTCATTTTTTTTAGGTACACGCGGTTTTTTCGCTCCGGTGTTGTCCGGTGGCAGCAGGTCAGAAATTGGTAGACCGACCAGCCAGGCATCAAGCTCTGAGCGCAACCACGCAACGCGGCGGCGACCGGGGAAGCGGCGGGCTTTCGGCGCAGTCCCGTCTTGGACCATTTGTTCAAACATGGTGATGCCCACAGAGCAGTAGGCTGCTGCCATTTCTTTGTCCAATGCGGCAGGGGTGCAGTTGAATGCGACGGTGGCCATGATCAGGCTCGCTTTCTTTGTTCTTGTTTGTAGGTTGTCAGGGTGGCCATGCTGTTGTCTGCTTGGTAGACATCGCCGCCGGCGGACTTGGTGCGGGCAACCAGGCGCTGAGTGGCCTGGTGCACTTCGCGGGCAGTGAGCTGCTGCAGCTGAAACTCGTGTAGATCCAGCATCGAGCCAAGTGCATCCAGCTCATGGAAGTGGATATCGCTGGGTCTCCAGCTTTCCGCATAGCCGCTGCGCTCTTGGTAGGAGGCGCAGGCCTGCAGCGCGGCCGTGATGTGCTCCTGCAGGCCGCGCACCACGCCCATCTGCTCAATCTCTTGTGCAATCAGCATGTTGGAATGCAGCACCACGTATTCGCTGTGGGTGGCCACGCCTTCACGCATGTGCGCAAAGGCCGTGCGCAGCGAGCCCATTGTCTCGGCAACTTCGGCAGGCGTCAGCTTGCTGTTGTGCTGGTTGAAGACCATCAGAGGGTTGCTGCCGCGCTTTAGGCCTGGCTTGTAAAAGTGACGATGGCTCATGGGCGGGGCTCCTTGATTTTTCGGCCGGCGAGCATCGGCTGCAGGGGCACGCCAATTGCGGCCGCGCGACCAATGCTGGCAGCGGGCAGCCGGCGCTTGCCGAAGGTCACTGCGCCATAGTTGGTTGCGTCCAGGCCAAGCACGGCCGCAAACTGGCCCTTGGTCAGTCCGTATTCCTTGCGGCGGTGTTCCAGTGCCTCGGCTTCGGTGAGGCCCGCTGCTGCTGTGCATGCGTCTGCACGCTGCTTCAGATCCCTGATCAGCGCGGCCTTGGCTTCGTTCAGGGTGTCGAAGTCCGCCACTTGCTGCTGTCCGCGCATTAGCAGGTGGCCTATCACTGCATCCTGGCCGCTGAATGGTTCGTGCAATGGTGATACGTGTGGCAAATTCACAGCAATGCTCCTTGCACTTCAATGCATCGGCGGTTGTAGCCATGGCGGTAGCCGCGTTGATAGTCAGACTCCGCATCCCGTGCATCTGCTTGCGCCTGGGGTGGCTGAGGTGCAGATGACAGGTGGGCGTGGTAATGCAGGATTGCTGCATGGACGGCTGGCTTGAGGTCGTTGAAAACCGGGCCAGGAAGGCTATGGGGCATTGCCTCCACGAATTTCCAGCATGCGTCATTGACCACTGATCTTGTCAGAGTCGGGGCTTGATGGCTGAAGACCGGGCAGGGCAAGAGTGTGGTCGTGCTCATTGAATCACCTCAACTTCAGAGATATGGAATGCCACGCGAATGGGTTTGCAGCGCGGGGCGCGCACGATGGAAACGTCCACGGATTCGGGGCCGATCTGGGCCACGACCGTGCCCTCGTAGCCAATCCAGGGCTTTTGTTGCTTGCCGGTAGCGGTCTCCCGGATCTGCACGCGCTCGGCCACCAGCTCCTCGGCCGTCCACTGCTTCACTGCAGCCCCTGTCTTCGCGTCTGTATTGCCTTGGCCACCGTCCACGGCCGCAGCCTGCGCAACAGCAGGCTGCTGTGCGTCATCGTCCGGGTAGGGGAAGTCTTCCTCAATCTCGGAGGCGGGCGGCAGACCATGAGCCGCCTTGGCGGCTACAGGGGCTGCTTTGTCGCCTTGCGCTTTAGCGCCTGATATGGGTGCCTGGGCGACAGCCACAGGCGCCCCATCGTTGCCCTGCGCGGCTGCGGCCGCGCCTGATCCTTCCAACTCCTGCAACGCCTCAGCGATCTGGGCAGATGCATGCGCAGCGCTGGTTTTCGGCTTTTCGCTGGCCTGCGCAGCGGGCTTCTTGCCTTTTTTGGCATTGCCTCGCCCGCCATCACCGCCAGCGCGCGCAGCGGGGTGTTGGGGTAGATCGGCTTTCGGGGCGGCAGTTTGAGGGGTGACAGCGGCCTTTCGGGCGGCTTCGGCCGCGCGCATATTGGCTTGGGCCTTGGCCTTTGCAGCCTCCACGTCAACACCGCAGGCCTCGGCCATGGCCAGCAGCTCGGTGTTGGTGTTGGGTTTGTAGCTGTCCGTTTCGTAGTCGTAGCGGTTCCAAAAACCACGGTCGTGCAGGGCGATGATGCAGCCGGTCAGCAGTTCGGGATTGCTCCAGTCGTCGGCGGCCTGCTTGATCGCTTCCTTGGGCACGACCTTGCCCAGATCCAGCAGCTTGCACAGCAGCTTGGAATCGTCCCCGTTGAGCTGGCCTGCCAGGCGCTGAGCTGCCAAGCGATTGCCGGCCTTGGACATCGGCGTGAGATCGGCCTGGTGCGCTTGCTCTTCCTGCTGCAGGCGCTTCACGACAGTCTGCAGAACATCGAGGCGCCAGGCGCGCTCATAGTCGTTCTTGGCCTGGGTCTTGGCTTCCTTTTCCTCGCGCTCGGCGCGCTGCAGGGCTTCTGTGGCCAGCTTCTCCTCGGCCTCCGCGTGGCCGGCCATCTGCAGCAGCTGCTGGGCCTGCTCGGGGGTCACGCAGGGTATGAGTTCCTTGGGGTTGTTGGGGTTGGTGATCATGGTGGGCTTGATGCCCGATTGCTCCATGATCTTGGCGCCGATGGCTTTGCGCAGCGTCTTGCCCTCGATGGGGCAGTCGTGCCGACTATCCAGGCGCTTGTAGCCAGGCACCCCGGTAAAGTCGTTGTAATAGTTGCCGATCAGCTGTTTGGCCTCTCTCTCTCCCAACACTTCGCAGCCGCGCTCCTGGGCCTGTTTGCGCAGTTGCTCGGCGTGGGCTTGTTCCTTGTTGCGGTAGCAAGGTGGGTTCGTGCACACGTCTGCACTCTTGCTGTCTTCGTCCTGGTCGGCGCCAGTGCGGTGCGGGCAAGTGGTGCATGCGCCGGCAGAAGGGCAAAGTTCTGCATCCTTGCGGCTGAATGGGGCCTTGTGCAAGTCCAGCATGTAATTGTTCGTGACGTGGGCCTGCACGTCCCGTGCACTGCGCTTGTCATTGCGGTAGTCCGTTTCCAGAGACCATTTCAGTGCCTCGCGCTGCAGGTCGAAGGTGGCAATGCGGGCAATGGGGAGGGCGCAGCTGTAATCCAGCTCCCCCTGGCGCATGGCCTCACGGCCCTCGGGGCACAGTTTCAGGATCTTCAAGCGGGCATAGATATAGCCTCGGCTCTTCTTGATCTTTTCAGCGACCTCATCGGCATTCATGCCGCTTTCTTTCATCAGAGCCTGGTAGCCCTCGGCCTCCTCAAGCGCTGTCACATCCTCGCGCTGCAGGTTCTCGATGATTTGCGCTTCCAGGGCTTGGGCGTCCGTCATTTCGCGGATCATTGCCGGGATGTATTCCAGGCCGGCCATCTGTGTTCCGCGCCAGCGTCGCTCGCCGCAGACCAGCTCATACTGGGCGGGCTCACGCCCCTCCAGCTTGGCCTGGGCAATCTCTTCTTGAATGCGTGATTCAGGCAGGGGGCGCACAAGAATGGGCTGGTGCACCCCGGTTGCCTTGATGCTCTCGGCCAGTTCGGTGAGTTTGAAGGGGCAGAAGAACTTGCGAGGGTTGGTCTTGCTGGCGATGATGCTCAGCACCCGTAGGTGCTGCATGGCCTCGCCGCCGCCGGGAGTGGGCATGGCCAAGGTGACTGTGTCCTGTGTGTCGGTCATGCTGCCTCCTGGGTAAAGTCAATCGCTTGATCGTTCAGGCGGTCTACACAGCGCGGGCTGAAGTCGTTGATCCCTGATTTGGAGACGATCCATATGCCGTCCCATCCTGCGAAGGTGATCCAGCGCTTGTTGCCAGGGCACTTTGTGACGCGCAGGCGGTCTCCGGGCTTCAAGACTCGCTTTGCGTTCTTGATGGCAAGCTCGGACAAGCGGCGGTGCTCTGCCAGTTGTTCGGGGGTGAGCTTCGACGTGGTCATGCTGCCTCCTGGGCTTTGCAGAGCTTGGCCAGCAGCGCATAGGCCTGCTTGTGCAGGTGGGTGATGCTGTGGTTGTTGACCAGTTGGTGATCGGGGTTGAATTCGGCGCCCGTGGTTTCGGTGCTGTGAGCGCCCGTCTTGGGGTCAAAGCCGGGGCGGGTGATCTGCCAGAGGCTGGCGCGCAACTCGCGCAGCAGGTCGGCCTCAATGCCCTTGCGTACATCAGTCACCACAAAGCGGTTCTGACCTTCGCTGTGAGCCTTGACGAATCGGGTAATGAGCGCATCGACCACGTAATAGGGGTCATCGGCGCAGCGGTATTCGGTGCCCCACCACTGTGTGATCTGGCGCGGGCTGCGAGGTGTGCGCAGATCGACGCCGCCGACGCGGTTGTGAAGGCTCCAGACGCGGTTGACGAAAGCCGGGTCCATGCAGCGGCCCAGGGCCAGCGCAGACATGGGGTGATCCTTCGTCTCGCGCTGCTCGAGCAGCTTGATCGACACGTCAAAGGCGCGGCCGACTTCATTGCGGATCGTGTCGGCAAAGGCCAGCTTTGCGAAGCCGTGGTGTTCAACCAGGTAGTCGCCTACGGTGTCCTTGCCGGCTTCGGCTGGGCCGGTCAGGGCGACGATGATGGGATCAAGCATGTGTTGCCTCTTTCGGTGGGGTTGCGTTGGCCTTCGAGTCACGGCCGTGGACTTGGATGCGGCTGGACATGCCCAGCGTGGTGTGCAGCTGGGCGATGGGTGCCCAGACCGTGACGCGCATGCCTTTTTTCATGCTCTTGGCGGCGCGGTCTGCATCGCCACGCATTGCGGCGGGGTAGACCTGCTCGGCGCGCACAGGGGGCGGTGCAGCTGCCGTCTGTCTGTATGACCAGGCAGAGCACGGGCATGGCGGTGTTGTCGTCGCCCATGGGGCGGGTGCGGACCTCGGCGTCCTGCAGCAGCACGCCACTCAGTTCAATCTGGGTGTCGGTCAATGCGTTGGGCATCACAGCACTCCAGCGTCAATCGCTACGCGCAGTGCGGTCAAGGTCAGGGCCGCTGCACAGAATGCTGCCCGGCGGATATAGGCCCGACGGTTGCGTTTGAGCATGCGGGGCGTGGGTGCCCCATCCAGTTGAATGATGGGCGCGCTCATGCTTCTGCCCTCCGTGCACTGATGGGGTGGGCATTACCGAAGCGGTCCATGGCGCGAGCGATGGCATTGCAGCTGCCGGTCGCAAGGGTGGTGCGGCGCTTGCGGCCACAGGTGACGATGTAGCGGGTCAGCATGTGGGCACCTCGACCAGCCAGCCAAAGTCATCGGGCACACAGACGGCCGTGCGGCTCCATATGCGGCCTGCTTCATCTTTGCGGTTGATGCCCACTATCCACTTCCCGGCGCGCTCCGGACGGTTCTTTAGCTCGTAGTCTCTGAGGTGGCGTTCTACGTAAAAGGCATCGCCTGTAGTACTCCACCAGCCGTAGCCATTGCCTAGCCAATGCCAATTCAGTTGGGGTGCCTGTTGTAGTTCGGGCAGCAGCACTTCGGTCAACTGCAGGGCATTGGGCGGCGGAATGTCGGACAGCGCGCGGGTGTCGACAATCCAGAAGCGGCGATCTTCTACCTCTGAATCTGCAAATCCTATGCATCCTGTGACCGGGACAAGCCTTGCCCGGTTGTTTGTGCACACGTGTGCACAGGCTTGTGTGGTACTCATCCTCTGCTCCTTGGGCAAGAAAAAGCCCGCCTGGTCGGGGCGGGCTGGTCCTGCTGAGCACATGCGGCACCACTCGGGGTGGCTGGTAGGATTGGCCGGATTGAGAGGGAATCCGATGCCGAAATCAATCAGTCTTAGAAAAGCTTTTATGGCCTGCGCAGTGTTGGCGGTCTGTGCAGCACAGCAGCCGGTGATGGCTAACCCGCTGGCAAATCTCTACAAATCTCGGCTCGTTGATGCTGCGAACATGGCCGAAAGCGTTGCCAGTGCTCTGAAAAATCAAAGCGCAGAAGATGTCATTCGTTTGACTCAGCAGCGTGTGGCGTATGAGCTGCGCGACCCTGACAGTGCGAAGTTTCGAGAGGTCGCACTGGTGGAGTCGCAGGGCGGCACTGTTGTGTGTGGCCAAGTCAATGGCACCAACGCATACGGTGGCTATGTGGGCTTTAAGTCCTTTATTGGCAGTCCAGACCTGGTACACATCATTGATGATTTGTCTGGGGCAAGCAATGTGACTGATAGCGTTGGATACCGGCGCTATTGCATTCCGAATGCAAACCGCTGAATGTGCGAACCGCCTCCGGGCGGTTTTTTTTCGCTTGAAAAAGGCCGCATAGCCCGTGGCAAGTAAGAGAGGGAGGGAGAAGAAGAACCACGGGCGCGGCACAAACCTAAGCGTTTTGGCCGGGGTGGCAAAGCGCTTAGGTTTGCCCAGCGCGGGGCAGGGCAAGGCACCAAGGGGTGCCGTATGTGCTCAGCAGGTTTTTAACGACCGGGGCTGGCCCGGTCGATGCCGTGGAGCCCACAACTCACGCGAGTTGCGGGGTGGACTTTAGCTCACTAAAGTTTAGTTTGCAAGCTGGCTAAATTAATTTCTTAAGTGTGCTCAACGAAAGCGACGCTCAACTGCTCTCACTACTCCAACGATTTTCATGTCCGAGGTGAAGGTCTTCATGGGATAACGTTCGTTGAGAGGCTTGAGATACCAATCCGCGCCGTCCTTCACAAGTTGCTTGAATGTGGATTCTTCACTGCCGTTCTTGGCGATCACAAAATCGTTGGGCAGAGGCTCTAGATCTGGCTCAACGATGATGACCATGCCTTCTTTGAAGTCAGGCTCCATTGAGTCGCCTTCAACTCGCAGGGCGAATGTGTATTGCCTGACTGGGACGGCAGTCGGGATCTGCTCTGCATCACTTGCCATCGGGGAATAGTTGTTCACTAACTCTTTGGGGTTGCCTGCTTGGACGCTAGAAAGAAGGGGCACGGTGCCGCCCATGTTGGGGCCTAGCGCCACATTGGAAGCTTCTGCAGCAAGCCGTGGTCCATTGCCTGTGGCAAGCCATACGGCACTGAAGCCGGTAACGGCTTGGATGCCGGCTGCTGAATCGGACTTCAACTCCTTGGTATCGCCGCTGAGCCATTGCGTCACTGCGCTTTGGGACTTTTTCGCGGCTTTAGCGATCTCTGTGCGAGTGAACCCCGCGTCTATGAGTGCCTGGATGCGATCTTTAAGGGCCATGGATTAATTAAGCCACCTAAACACTTTAGGCTGCTTTCGTTTGTGACTTGAGTGTGCTAAAGTCAGCCGCATGGAAAAGTCTCATGCGTTTGAACTGTTGGGTGGTACAGCCGCGTCAGTCGCGCGCGAGTGCCGGATTACACCGTCTGCGGTATCGCAATGGCCTGATGAGCTGTCTAAGGATCAGGTTGACCGCGTTCAAGCGGCACTGTGGCGTAAGCACGTTGCTGCGATGAGTCATGTCGGCGCACAGCCTTCGCAGGAGTCGGCCCTTGGTTGACTGCCTGACCTTCACCCACCGCCCAGATCGGAGCTGCACAGCTGCCGGGCGTTTTGTCTCCTCGCTCCATCAAGGTGCTGCACACGCGGGAAGGTGTGTGCGGCTTGTTGTGCTGCGGGCGGTGGGCTTTTTTATTCATGGACGCAGTGTCGTTGCTGCGGTCGCGGGCCGAAAGCCTGAAATTTTTCTGTTTCAAGGGGGTGGGCTGTGACCTGCTATCTGTCTCCCAATGCATGGCGCGATGTGCTCTACAACGCGGTGCGCAGTACCCCCGGCGGCGTCTCAGCCGCTGCCACCTTTCTGACTGTGCGCCGTGGTCGCAGCATTCACACCGAGACCCTGCGCGCCCGCCTGCGTGGCGTGGATGGCGAGTGGATCAACCTGGAGATGCTGGAGCTGCTGACGGAGTGGATGCAGGAATGCCGCGAGCCAGGCGCCCTTAAGTGGCTGAGCATGCTGAATCAGCAATACGGCATGGTGGCCATGACCTTGCCCCCAGCCCCTCCTGGTGGCTGGCCCTGCGAGGCCGAAGCCATCCAGAAGAAGCTGCTGCAGCTGGGCGTAGAGGGCGGTTCTCTGACGGCCCTGGGCATGCGCGTCACCGAAGACAAGCGCGTGGAGCCGGCCGAGGCCGAGCAGATGTGCGCCCAGATCATGGGCGAGGTTGAGCTGCTTCTGCGCCTGCACCGCAATGTGCGCCGCGCTGCCGGCCTGGAGGTGGATCTATGAGGCCCGCAGGAGAGATCAGCCTGGCACTGCTGCAGGCCGTAGAGCGCCTGTGGACCCCGGAGCGGGGGCCAACCATGGATGAGGTGGCCGCTGCATCTGGAGTCGCCAAAGAGGTCGCCAGTCGAACCATCAAGAACATGCGCCGCTATGGGCGCTTAGCCATTTGTGGGGAGCGCAAGGTGCCTCGCCGCAACCGCAAGGCAGCCGAGTACGCGCTGCCACATCAATTTCAAGCTGCCGATTCGGTGGGTTTCGGGCTTTCGCAAGCTCTTCAGCTCTGGGGGTAAGGGATGGTATTGGTGCACGTCGCTGGTGTTAGGGACGCCGGCGTGTCGATGTTCTATCAGGGATGGCAAGGGGGTGCTGCATGAACCAGCCCCGTAATGACCTGCCGCCCATTCAGTTCGGCCCGCTGCGTGAAGCGCTGCTGGCCAATGCCGACAACCTAGTGGAGCGCTGGCTGCCTGGTGGCCAGTTTGACGGGCATGAGTACAAGTGCGCCGACTTGAGTGGTGGGCATGGTCATAGCTGCAGCGTCAATGTGAAAACAGGCAAGTGGGCTGACTTTGCTGCCTCTGGCGAGCAAGGCAACGACCTGATCGGTCTGTATGCAGCTATTCATGGCCTGAGCAATGCCAAGGCCGCAATTCAGGTGGCGCGTGAGGAAAAGCTGGAAAGCGTTGCCGGGCTGGTGATTCAGTCCAGCGGTGCCCCGGTGGTGCCTGCTGCGAATCCACGGCCAGCTCCTGCGCCCAAGCCTGATAAGACCCGTGAGAAGGAAGAATGGAGCACGCTGCGGCCTGTGCCAGAGAACGCTCAGCAGCCGACCTTTGCTCATTTCGAGCGCAAGCCGCAAGACCTGGAGCACACGGCAGAGTACCGCGTGGGCACTGATCTGCATGGCTTTGTCCTGCGATATCGCACCAGCACGGGCGGCAAGGATACTTTGCCCTACACGTTCTGCGTTAGTGCCCGTGATGGATCGCGGACATGGAAGTGGAAGACGTGGGACGAGCCCCGCCCGCTGTATTTCCCCGGCCACGATCTGCCCAATGGCCGCACGGTCATTCTGGTGGAGGGCGAGGTCAAGGCAGATGTGCTGCAGCAACTGCTGGATGCTGTCTCGCCTGGCATCTATTGCGTAGCCAGCTGGGCCGGTGACCACATCGAAGCGCCGCGACTGCGCGAGGCCAGGGAGTCGGGAGATCCGGCACGCCTGGCTGCAGCTCAGCAGTTGTTCTGGAGCCGGTCCAACTGGCAGCCCTTGTGCAAGCACTGCCATGACTCGGTGAAACAGCGGGCTGAAAAGTCCGGTCGGGTGCCTGGATGCGACCCCTCGGGCCGCCCCTCAGACCCGTTTCACCCATGGAACCGACGCCGACCCGAGGGGGAGGGGGGGGTGAAAAATTCGACCCCTTGAAGGTTCAAGACCGACAGCCCCTCTCCGTTCGCAAAATGCGGGAAATATGGGGAGGGGGGGTATCAAGTGAGGAGGCCTGTATGGCTGGAAATGCAAACTCTGGCCGCAGCGCCAAACCCTCTTTTCTGCACCTCGCAGGCGGAAATGCCAGCAAAAAAAACGCGGCTGAACTGCTCCGCGAAGTGGAGGCCCAGACGGTCGCATCGAGCGAACCGCCGATGCCGGAATTCCTCAGCCCGGCCGCACAGGATGAGTGGCGCCGCGTGGTGGTCGATCTGCTCACGCTGGGCTGGGTGCATCAGCTGGACATGATGGCCCTGGCCTCCTACTGCGAGGCCGTGGCCGACTGGCGCCGCTTCCGCGAATTGATCGCCAAGAAGAACCTGGCAGATCCAGAAAGCGGCGATGTGCAGACCTACGCCACCGGAGCAAGGCAGATCAGCGTCTGGCGCCAGTTGGCAAACGACGCGGAAAAGCGCGCGAACGCTGCTGGCGCGCTGTTCGGCATGTCGCCCCTGGCTCGGCGAAACATGAAATCTGCGCCACTGCCGCAAGGGGAGTTATTCGGTAATGACGAAAAGGACGCCGTTAGCCGCTACTTCAGCTGATTGCCGCGTCCTTAAATTCGCGCGCCGTGTGCTGCAGGGGCGCATCATCGCTGGCCCACTGGTACGCGCAGCATGCAAGCGCCATCTCAGTGACCTCAAGTCCGGGCACAAGCGTGGGCTGGTTTGGAACCAGAAGGCCGCAGATAAAGCCATTGGGTATTTTGAGGATGTCCTCAAGCTCAACGGTGGGGAGTTCGAGGGGAAACCTTTCCTGCTGGCGCCCTGGCAGGCCTTCATCGTAGGGAGCCTTTACGGCTGGTTCATGGATGACGGGCAGCGCCGCTTTCGCGTGGTCTACATCGAGACGGGCAAGGGCTCGGGCAAGAGCCCGCTGGTGGCGGGCATCGGCCTCTATGGACTGGCATCGGATGGCGAGCAGCGCGCGGAAATCTATGCTGCCGCTACAAAGAAGGATCAGGCCCAGATCCTGTTCCGGGATGCGGTGGCGATGGTCAATCAATCGCCTGGTCTCAGCTCGCGCCTGGTGCAATCTGGCCGTGACGAGAAGGTGTGGAACCTGTTCTACCCGAGCAAGAACAGCTTCTTCAAAACCATCTCTGCAGATGAAGGTGGCTCAGGGCCGCGCCCTCATGTGGGCCTGATTGACGAGGTGCACGAGCACAAGACGGCGACGGTGATTGACATGATGATCGCCGGCACAAAGAGCCGCCGGCGGGCCATGGTGATCATGATCACCAACAGCGGCAGCGACAAGAACACGCCATGCGGCCAGTATCACGATTACGGTGCAGACGTGTGCACAGGCAAGGCACAGGATGATCGGTTCTTCGGTTTCATTTGCTCGCTCGATAAGGGCGACGACCCGATCAAGGATGAGCGCTGCTGGCCGAAGGTCAATCCGTCGCTGAGATATCGCCTGCCAGGTCAGCGCGAAGGCATCCCCGGATACGCCTACCTGCGCGCACAGGTGCAAGGTGCCAGAGGCATGCCATCGAAGCAGGCCAAGGTGCTGCGTCTGAACTTCTGCGTGTGGACGCAGGCTGAGTCGCCATGGATCGACTGGGAGATATGGACGGCTGCAGAAGAGACGTTTCCGCTGAAGCGGCTCAGGAATCGTAGGGCAGTGGGCGGCCTGGACTTGTCCAGCACCACTGACTTGACGGCCTTTGTGCTGCTGTTCTTTCCGACCATTGAAGACCCCTGCTGGCGGTTGATGGCCTATTTCTGGATACCGGATCACGACCTCGATACCAGGGAGAAAAAGGATCGCGTCCCATACAGGGAGTGGATCGAGAAGCGCTGGCTGGAGACTACGCCAGGCAGAGCAGTCAGCAAGCTGTTTGTGCTGCGGCGTCTGAAAGCCATCTGCGAATACTTCGCCGGGGTGGAAAAGATCGCCTACGACCGTTGGCGCATTGCCGACCTGCTGCAGCTCATGGCTGACAACAACATCACGCTGCCGCCCATGGAAGGCTTCGGCCAGGGCTACCAGTCCATGGGGCCAGCCGTCGATGAGTTTGAGCGCCGTCTTCTGGGTGCACCAGAGCTTGGCTCTGATGAGTTGGGCGAGGAGCAGATCCCGGAGCAGGACGCCGATATTGAACGGCTGATGCATGACGGCAATCCAGTGCTGACCTGGAATGCGGCAAATGCCGTGGTGACTCATGACCCGGCCAACAACCGGAAGGTGGACAAGGCCAAGGCCATTGGCCGAATTGACGGCATCGTTGCCTCGGTCATGGCTTGCGGTATCAGCGGGAAGGGCTCCCAGTTGGGCGGCCCTTCCATTTACGAATCAGGAGTGCGGATATGAAGCTGCGGATTCTCTCGTTTGTGTTCGGAGTGCTCGGCTTCGCCCTCCTGGTTGGTGGGCTGGCCCTGTGGTCCGTCCCGGTTGCGCTGTGCGTTGCCGGGGTTTGCCTGTTGTTGTACGCGTTGCTGCTGGATAAAGCCGCAGCCGCATTGATCGCCAAGGGCGAGCCCAGCTAGTAAAGGATTGCCATGTTTTTTTCCTCGCTGCTTGGTGGTGGCGGTATCCATCCTGCGCAGCTTCGGTGTGAAGACATTGCCGTTGATCAACGGCAACATGACGCTGCCTCGCGTCAAGGGCAACACCTCGGTGGGCTATATCGGCATGGATACCGACATTCCCGTGACTGGCATGACCTTTGAGGACCTGAAACTGCAGGCCAAGAAGCTGGCGGCTCTGGTGCCTATCAGCAATGACCTGCTCAAGTTCCAGGGCGTCAATCCGCAAGTGGACGCGATTGTTGTGGATGATCTTTTTACAAGCGTTGGCTTGTATGAAGACATCACCTTCATCCGTTCCAACGGCAACGGCGGGCTCACCCCTAAAGGCCTGCGTTACTGGGCGCCGGCCTTCAACGTGGTGGCAGCTCCGGCGGGTGCAACCATGGCGGACATTGATGCCTTCTGTGGCAGCCTGATGCTTCGCGTGGAGCTGGCAAACGCCAAGCTGGCTAGCTGCGGCTGGATGATGAATCCGCGCACCATCCGCTTCCTGCAGAACGTGCGTGACGGTAACGGTAACAAGGCCTACCCCGAGATCGAGCAGGGCCGCTTCAAGGGCTACCCCTACAAGCTGTCCACGCAGATCCCGATCAACCTGGGGGCGGGTGGTGACGAATCCGAAATCTACTTCGGTGACTACTCCGATTGCTACATCGGTGAAACCGGGCAGCTCGCTCTGGCCTATAGCACCGAGGCCTCTTACAAGGACGCCAACGGTGACACCGTCAGCGCCTTCCAGCGTGACCAAACCCTGGTGCGCGTGATCAATCACAACGACTTCGGTCCCCGTCACGTCGAATCCATCGCCGTGGGCACTGCCGTGAAGTGGGGCAAGGAGATGCTGGCCTAAGCATGTTTGCCTCTCCCGCCTGGTAGCAACTGGGCGGAGGTTCAACCTCAAGGAATATTCATCATGAGCAAAGATAAAAAAGTCGCTGTGACGTTCAAGAAGCCATGGCGCGGCTACAACAAGGGCGAGGTGGCTGGTTTCGATGAGGAAACGGCTGCATCCCTGGTCGATGCCGGCCTGGCCGATTCGCAGACTCAAGCCAAGCCCGCGCGCGGAAAGCAGAATGCGGCAGAAGGCGGAGGTGAAAAGACTCCCGCGAATAAGACCGCCGATGGCAAGGGCACCGGCGATGGCGGCGACAAGTCCCCTGATGGCAACGGCGCCGGCACTGGTGGCTCTGACGACGACCGGCCCTGATCATGGCGCGCCGCATTCGATACAGCGGCGATCCAGTGCTGACCGTCCAGGATGTGGTGGCCTGGGTCCGTGATGACCTGGCCAACGCCGAGGAGGCGCTGATCCGCGATGTGATCATTCCCACGGTCACAGCTCAATGCGAGGCCGAAACGGGGGCAGCCATCCGCCAGGCCGAGTATGTGGAGGACTGGCCTGCGGGCCTGCTGAGCCGTGCGCTCGATGTGGGTCAGGCCGTCGAGGTGCTGGAGGTGAAGTCTCTTGCGTCTGGTGGCCAGATCCTCTCGCCGACTCAGTACAGCCTGCAGGTAGGCCAGCGGGTCAGCCATCTAACCCTGGCTGGTGGTGGCAGTCCGGTGCGCATCAAATACAAGGCTGGCGTGGACTTCGACGCCTACCCCTCGGTCAAAGCCTGGATGCTGCTCCAGGCCGGGACATTGTTTCAGCAGCGTGAGTCCCTGATTACAGGAACCATCGTGGCCGAGCTGCCGTTGAAGTTCATCGGCAGCATGCTGGCCGATATCACCGTCCCGCCGCGCTTCTGAGGTGCCTATGCTGAAAGCTGGAAAGTTCAACTGCCGCATAGACATTGAGGCGCCTACGTTCACAAAAGGCACCTCGGGCGGGGTCAAGGCCGCCTGGGCGCCAGTCGCATCGCAGGTCTGGGCCACGCGCACCAGCAAAAGCGGGTTTGAGCGGGCCGGCACTTCTGCCGGTGGTGAGGTCGCCGTCGCCCGTGAAGAGTTCTTTCTCTACTGGCGCCCCGGCATTACCGCAGAGATGCGCGTCGTTCTGAATGGCCAGATCTTCAACATCAAACATGTCAATCCAGTTGTGGATCGTCGGCGTGCTTTGCTCCTGACTTGTGAAAGCGGTCTGAACAATGGCTAAAACCGAAACCCTGGGCATTGGCGAGATGCGGGCCGAGTTCACGAGAGTGCGCACTGACATGCAAAAGCGTGTGGCGCGGAAGGTGGTGGTGGCGGGCGGGCGCGTGCTCAAGGCCGAGGCGATTGCCATTGCCACGGCCAATGGCTCCAAGGTCTCTGGCGACATGATCAAAAACATCGCCATCAAGCGCGAATCCAAGGCGCCACAAGGCACTGAGCAGATTCACCTAGGTGTGCGTCATGGCCGCGAGCAGACCAAGAAGGTGCGCAGCCAGGGCAACAAAACCCTTGCCGTCAATGGCCAGGGCCGAGTCGTCACGCGCCGCGATAACGATCCCTACTACTGGCGCTTTGTGGAGTTGGGTCACAAGATCGTCCCTCGGCGCAGTGCCAGCGGCAGCAGGTCGATCCGCAAGCGTCGCCAGGAGGCGGTTGCCCATGTGGAGCCAAAGCCTTTCATCCAACCTGCTTTGGAGCGCAAGCGCACTCAGGCCATCGACGCCATGGGCAAGGCGGTGGTGCAGGAAGTGCTCAAGGGGGGCAGTTGATGCCGACCATTCACGAAACCATTACTGCTGCCCTGCAGGACGTGCCCAACAGCTGGGCCATCGAGCTGCCGCCCCGGCCCCAGTTCCCTGCGGTGGTCTTCAACGTGGAGACCAACCCCGAGGACGCCTGGTGCATGGGCGGTGGCTACGACCAGCACACGGTCCAGATCGTGGCCCTGGCCGACACGCTGGAGGAGTTGGATGCATTGATTCCGACCTCGCCCGCAACCGGCCCGATCCGTGCCGGTATGGAAGCCCTGGACTGCTTCCAGTACGAGGACTCTAGCGGCGATGCCGTCTATGAGCCCGACCCCAAGAAGTATGGGCGCCACGTCACGGTGGTGCTGCGTACACCTCGCTACTGAAACTCTCTCACATCACCATGACCACTGAAAAAAAGACTGCGCCCAAGGCTGCGCAGGTTGTGCACACGTCTGCACAAACCAAGCCCGAGAAGCCCGCCGAGCACAAACCCAGTGCACCGCTGGCCGTGGATGAGTTCCACGGCAAAGCCGGTTGCTTTGTGCGTGACCCGATTACCGGCGAGCGCAAGCCCGATCCCGCCACCGAAGTGCAGGCGCCTGCCGCCGAGCCCTCGGCCGAATGATTCAACTGAAGAAAGGTTAGATCACCATGGCAAAGTCTATGAAAAAGATGCTGTTGCTTGCAGCCGTCCAGTCGGTGGTGGGCACGGCGGTGGTACCCACTGCTGCAGCCAATGCCGTTCTGGTGCGCGGCTTCATGCCCGAGCCCATTGCGGCCGAGCAAGTCTCCCGCGACCTGATCCGCCCCTACAAGGGCAACAGCGGCAAGCTCACTGTGGGCGAGCACCGCAAATTCAGCTTTGAAGTGGAGCTGGCGGGCAGCGGCACTGCGGGCACGGCGCCGGCCTGGGCGCCGATCCTCATGGCCTGCGGCTTCTCGCAGACCATCACGGCTGGCACGGACGTGCGCTATTCGCCCGTCAGCGATGGCGAGCCCGTCATGACCATGTATGGCTACGTGGACGGCACGCTCTTCAAGATGGAGGATGCACGGGGCACAGTCAGCTTTGAGCTGAATCCCAAGGGCATCCCGGTGATGAAGTTTGAGTTCCTGGGTACTTACTCCCCGGCTTCCGAGGTGGCGATGCCATCTGGCGTGGACTACACCAAGTTCAAGCAGCCGGTCACGGTGGGCAAGAAGAACACGCCCACGCTGGAGATCCACGGCCATGCGGCCTGCACTAGCGCATTCAGCATCAACTGGGCCAATCAGCTGGCCTGGCGCGAGCTGATCAACTGCGCGGGTGCGTCCAGCCCCGACCGTCAGCCCACTGGCTCCATCACCATGGAGTTCCCCAAGGTCACGACCAAGGACTGGGGCGAGATAGTGCGCACCAGCGGTGGCGGCCCGCTCAACATCGTGCATGGCACCACGGCCGGCAACATCGTGGAGCTGCAGATGCCGTTCATCCAGCCCGGCCCGTTCACGCTGCAGGACGATGCATCCAACGTGATGATGACCCTGCCTTTCGACGTCAACCCGGTGGTGGGCAATGACGAACTAGTGGTCATCGTCCGCTGACCGCCTCCACCTTCCGTAACCCCGACAAGGGCCGCAACTGCTGCGGCCCTTTTTCTTTTCTCGTTTGATTTCAGGAGATCCCCAATGTTTGAACTGGCCCGCAAGGAAACCTTCAAGGAAAAAGTAACCGTTCAAGTCAAGACCGATGGCGGCTGGCGTGAAGAGCATTTCATCGGCATCTTCAAGCGCACGACAGACGAGCGGCAGCGCGAGCTGGTTGCCATGCCCTTCAACGATGTGCTGGATGAAGTTCTGGTTGGCTGGGAAATGAAGGACATGGAGCGCAACTCGGTGGAGTTCACGCCCGAGAACCTGGCAGCGCTCAAGTCCCTGCCTGGTGCATCCCGTGACACGGTGCTGGCCTATATCAACGCCAACAGCGGCGCCAAGCAAAAAAACTGATAGAGGCCGCGCGCTGGTGGGCTGGGCTTCGTCAGGTCCAGCCTGACCCCTGGGCGGTGGACGAATCGGTGCTGGAGGCCATGCGTGCCTTTGGCGCACCCGCTGAGGACATCGAGCGCGCGGCCCGTCTGATCGAGGACGGCGGCAAGGCTGATGAACACGCGGCCTTTGAAGTCCATCACGACAACATGCGCAGCGTGCGCGCCTGGCTGGGCATCAGCACCCAATGGCAGTTTGCCGGCATGGCCGGTGTGCGTGTCGGCCTCAACTACGCCGGCGTGCTGGCCTGGCTGCAGATCCACGTGCGGCCCCGCCTTCGGCGTGCGGTCATGAGTGACATCGAACTAATGGAGCGCGCTGCCCTGCAGGCGCTCAACGAGATCCGCGAGGCGGAAGAGCAGGAGTAGCTATGTCGGCACTGGGTTCGCTGGTCGTCAAGCTCGCGCTGGAGTATGCGCAGTTCACGCAGGGCCTCGATAAGAACGAGCAGGCCGCGCTGAAGAATGCCAAGAATGTGCAGGAGGCCTACGACAAGATGGCGGGCGCTGTCGAGGATCGCTACAAGTCGGTCAAGGACAGCATTGCCAACACGGTAGGCGGCATCATCTCGGTCGCAGGCTTGATGGCTGCGGCCGCCAAGGTCCGCGAAGAAACCATCAATGCAGAGAAAGAGCAGTCCCAGCTCGCGGCCGCGCTCAAGTCCACGGGCGAGGCCGCTGGCTGGAGCCAGGACCGGCTCAACGACATGGCGGACGCCATGGAAAAGGCCACGACCTATTCGGCGGGCGAGGTCAACCAGGCGCAGGCGCGTCTGCTGGCCTATGTGAATATCACGGGCGAGCAGGTTCCCCGTGCCATCCGGGCAGCCATGGACATGGGCACCCGGCTGGAAATGAACCTCAACCAGTCCATGGAGACGGTGGCCAAGGCGCTGGACAAGCCCAGCACGGGCATGCAGTCGCTGCAGCGCCAGGGCTTCAAGTTCACCGAGTCTCAGATCGAAATGGCCAAGGCGCTGGAAAACAGCGGCCGCCTGGCCGATGCGCAGGCCATTGTGTTTGCCGAGCTGGAAAGCTCCTATGGTGGTGCGGCTGAGGCGGCGCGCGATACCTTGGGCGGTGCGCTCACTGCGGTGGGTAACACCATCAACAGTCTGATGACTGCGGACAGTGCCAGCCTGCCGGCCCTGCGTCAGAGCGTGGAAGACCTCAACACCACGCTGCAGTCCGAAGGGACTCGCGCTGCATTCCAGACCTTCACTGGCTGGGTGGTCGGGGTCGGTGGTGCTGCAGTTCGCGCTGCGGCCAATCTGGTCACGTTCCTGAATATCGTTCGCAATGCAGATCCGCAGGCGAAGGCCAATCAGAGCGCCAACACGCTGCAGGCGCGCAGCCGCTACCTGCTTAGCCAGGCGGACCTATTCACGCAACTGAGCGAAGCGGAGCCCAGTAACGAAAACTACAAGCGGCACCTTGCCGCCGTCCGTTCTGAGCTGAACCAGGTATCGGCCTCGATGACGGCTACCTCCGAGCAGCTCAAGGGCTTGTCTGGCTCCACGAACACGCTGGCTCAGGAGACCAAGGGCGCGACGCAGGAGACTGCCAAGCAGGCCGCCGTGGTGGGCCTGACCGATACCTATCTCAAGAAATACGGCAGTAGCGCGCAGAAGGCCGCGATTGAGATTGCCGAATGGAAGAGCAAGCTGGGCGCTGCCTTCACCCCCGAGATGGAGGCCAAGATCCGCGAGGCCTATGCCAAGCAGGATGCTGGGGCCAGGGGCGCCGCGCAGTCCGTCAAGCAGCTGCAGACGGCCTATGACAACATGGCCAAGGGTCTGGACGAAAAGATCGCCAGCCAGCGCCTGGAGTTGGCCACCTCTGAAAAGCTCAAGGACTCGGACAAGCTGCGCATCAAGTATGAGGAGGAGCTGAAAGGCTCGCTGGCCGGTTTGAACCAGGTGCAGCGCGACAGTCTGGACACTCGCCTCAAGACCCTTGCCACGCTGGAGGAGGAGATCGAGGCGCAGCAAAAGCTTGCCAAGCTGGCCGAGGAGGAGAGGGCGTATCGGCAGCAGTGGTGGGGCGACCAGGCCAAGACCGTGGAAGAGCTGGTGGCCGGCAACAAGGCCCTACGCGAGGAAATGGAGCTGGTCGGGCTCAATGCCATCCAGCAGGGCGAAGTACTGCGCCTACGTGCACAGGCCGTGCTGCTGACCAAGGAGCAAACACTTGCGGACCTGGAGCGCAACTCGCTGCTGACTGGCACCATGACGCGGGAGCAGATCGCGCTGCAGCAGGAAATCGAGCTGATCCGCGAGCGCCTGGCGCTCACCTCCTTGAAGTCGGCTCACGAGGCCAGCGCTGCAGCGGCCGAGGCCAGTCTGCAGGAGTGGCAGGTGGGAGTTGACCAGGTCACGCAAAGCCTGTCCGATCAGCTGATGGCGGGCGGGCGCGGCTTTGGGGGCTATCTCAAGAACCTGGCACGCACGCTGCTTTTCAAGCCCGTCATCCAGGCCATTGTGCAGCCGGTCGCTGGCGGCGTGACTTCCATGCTGGGCCTGAATGCGGCGCAGAGCAGCAGCAATGCCATGGGCTTGCTCAGCAACGGGCGCAGCCTGCTCAGCGGGTCGTCTGCGATCTTCTCGGACTTCGGCGGCTACTTGTCTAACACCATGTACGAATGGGGCGGCAAGCTCTTCAGCATGGGCGCGGACACCATCGGCAATGGCGCATACAAGATTGCTGATGCACTGGCGGGCGCGGCCGACACCATCAACGTGGCCGGCAACGCTCTGGGCTACGGCAAGGCGCTGCTTGATCTGACCAAGGGCAACTATGGCGGCGCCATCGGCACGGCCATTGGCACCTATTTTGGCGGTCCTGTTGGCGCTTTCATCGGCTCCACGCTGGGCAACCTGGTGGGCGGCTCCATCTTTGGCGGCAAGGTTTCCAAGCGAGGCGAGGGCATCGATGGTCAGCTAGGTGGCGATCTTCGGGCCTATGCCGACTATAAGAAGTCGGGCGGCTGGTTTGGCTCCAACAAGTATTGGACCGACTATGGCGCGATGGAGGGCAATGCCCAGATCCAGTCCACCTTCGCAGCCCTGCAGACCAGCATCACGCAACAAGCCAAGGTGCTTGGCGTCTCTGCCGACGCCATTGCCACCTACACCCGCAAGATCCGCTTCTCCACAGAGGGGCTGTCTGGCGACCAGGTAGCAGCGCGTCTGCAAGAGGAGATGACAGCGGCCGGCGAAGAGATGGCTGCTCTGGTGCTGGGCACTGCGCAGTACACCAAGGCGGGCGAGACTGCCACCGCAACCCTGCAGCGCCTCACAGGCAGCCTGGGCGTGGTCAACACCACGCTGGAGGTCACACGGGGCAAGCTGTTTGACGTAGGCCTGGCTGGTGCCAACATGGCCAGCGACCTGGTGGACCGCTTCGGCGGCCTGGATGCCTATATCTCTGCCAGCGAGGCCTATTACCAGGCCTACTACACGCAGGCCGAGCGGGCGAACCAGAGCACCGACGCCATGCGCAAGCAGCTGGAGGCCTTGGGCCTGACGCTGCCTGAATCGCGCGAGCAGTTCCGCCAGCTGGTGGGCAGCCTGGATCTGACTACGGCCAGCGGCCGCGAGGCCTATGCTACGTTGATCAAGATGGCGCCCCAGTTCGATGAGACGGCCACCATGCTGGACGAGCTGGCCCGCGCTGCTGCGGCCGATCTGATCGCCACCTACACCAAGGCGGCGGCAGTGGCGCCGGGTATGAAGATCGCTCAGGACGCCATGGCGGCCGTGGTCACGCAGTCGGATCGGTTTGCAGGCAGTGTCTCGACCATCAACAAGATCCTGGGGGACTCCTCCAGCGGTGTGCTGGTGTTCGGGGATCGTGTGCAGACCGTGACCTCGGCGCTCGACCCGGCACAGCTCGCTGTGCAGCGCTTGCGTGCCGAGATCATGGACATGCAGGCTTCGGCATCGGGGACTGTGGTGGACATCGACGGGCTTGCCAAGGCGCTGGATGGGGTGGACGTTCGCACCTTCTCTGCCACGGTGGTGGGGGTGTTTGATCTGATCGCCAACCGCATACGCAGCAACCTGGCAGACATTGCCAGCGAGCGCGAGGCGGTGCGTGAGGCGGCCATCAGCATCATCGCGCCGCGTGTCATGACGCCGGCGCAGATCCGTGAGCAGATCAAGGCGCAAACCGTGGCATTGCCCAATCAGAACGGCATTGCGGCCGCACAGGCGGCGCTGGCCAAGGCCGATACCTTGGTCAAGCAGCGCGAGGCTGAATGGTCTGCGGCCGTTGCCAACAACGCCAACCGCGCTCCGGGTCTCAACAACTCGGCAGCGCAGCTGGAGGCGCAGCGCGGCAACGCAGCGCGCAACCTGGTGGCGACCTATCTGCGCTTCGGGAGGGTGCAGGACGGTGTGCAGGGTGAGTCCTTGTCCGGCAGCTTGGCGGGCCTGGCGGTCTACAACGACACGCAGGCCAACATGCTGGCCAAGATGCAGAACCTGCCAACGGCCGAGATTCAGGCTTTTGCGGACCAGCTCACAAGGCTGGGCAAGTCGGGCCTGAGTGACGGCTACACCAGCACGGCCACCTACCTGCAGATGATGGAGTCGTACAAAGCTGCAACAGCCAATGAGGCGGCCAACCAGGCTAAGGCGGCAGGCTTGCGAGAGCAGGCTGCAGCACTGGCGGCCAAGGCCACCACAGCAGAGCAGGCGCTTGCGGCAGCGCGGGCGCAGCAGTCCACCGCAACCGGCAACGCTCAAAAGGCGCAGCTGGACTATGTGGCGGCCCTGCAGAAGTACAGCATGGACAGCGGCAAGGCCGTCTCCAACCTCAGCAAGCTGCGGGAAGAGACGGTGGCCTGGTATCAAAGCCAGGCGCAACTAGCCCAGACCATGGGCGACAGCGCTGCAGGCCTGCGTCAGACCGTGGCAGATGTGCGTTTCAGCATGCTGGACACGCCGGCTCAGTTTGCCAACCTGCAGGAGCGTTTCAACGTCGCCTACAGCATGGCCATGTCCACCTCCGGGGAGACGCTGGCCGGCTACGGTAATGAGCTGAATTCGCTGCTCAACCCACTGCTGCAGAAGGCGCAAGAGGCGGGGCTATCCAGCTCCGAATACAGCAGCTTGGTCAAGACCATGCTGGCCCGTGCCGAGGCTGTAGCCAACCGCCTGGACAAGGAAGCGCCCAAGAACTACCAGGAAGAGAGCCTGGGCCTGCTGGGCCAGATCGACAGCACGCTGGCCGCCCTGGAGGCCGGTGCCAAAAGCACCGAGCAGCTGATGGTGGAGGCCATCAAGGCGGGCACGGATACCACGCGGGATGGCCTGCGGGCCGTGATCGCTGTGCTGCGCGGTCAGGCGGTTCCTGCCTTTGCAGAGGGTGGCATGCACGCCGGCGGCCTGCGTCTCGTGGGTGAGCGCGGCCGTGAGCTGGAGGTGACCGGGGCGGCCCGGTACTACAGCGCCGAGCAGACCGCCCGCCTGCTGGCAGGGGTGCAGCCGCCGGTGGTGGCGCAACTGATGCAAAGCCCTGGTGTGAATTTGCGGCCGCTGGTCGATGAGGTGCAGCAGCTGCGGCGTGAAGTCACGGGCTTGCTGCAAAGGGTGGGCGGCGCCACGGAGGCCGTTGCCGTCAATACAGGTCGGTTGCAGCGCAACGTAGACCGCATCACTGTGGAGGGAATGCCTGTGCGCAATGTAGAAAACGAGCACCTGGTGGTGCAGGTGGAGGCTGCTGATGCTGCTGATCCGGCCAACTAAGGTCACGCCGGCGATGGTGACGGCCAGTAGTGCAGGGGCTGCGGACCCCGACTACTCGGCCACCGTCAGCTGGGCGCTCAACAGTCGGGTGTATTTGCCCGCGAATGGGAAGACCTACGAATGCGTGCAGGCCCCGGCGCTGGACAAGTACCCGCCGACCGAGCCGTTGTACTGGAAGCTGGCGGCTCCATCAAACCGCTGGTCCATGTTCGACGGGGAGCCCAGCACCTCAACCGTTACGGCCGGGGACCTCACCACCACGGTGGTGGTTCCCGGCCGTATCAATGCGGTCGCGCTGTTTGGTCTGGTGGGCTCACGCCTGCAGATCACCCAGCGCAGCGTCGCCAACACGGTGCTGGCGACCTTTGACAAGCAGCTGATCCGCCCGCCTGCCAGCTGGTACGAGTATTTCTACCGCACCAGTGAGCAGATACCTGATGCGGTGTTTACCGGCCTGGTGCCATCTACTGGCTCCAAGCTGGAAATCACCATCAAGGGGCCGGCTGCATGCGCCGCCATTGTGGTGGGCAATCAGTTTGACCTGGGCAACGCCAAGCTGGGGGCCTCCACTTCGATCGTTGACTACAGCAAGAAGGCCACTAGCGCAGACGGTGTGCAGAGCTTTGAACCGGGCCGCTTCAGCCGCCGCATGTCGGTGGTCCTGGAGCAGCCGGGCGAACGCTATCCATCTGTGCAGCGCGAACTGGAGAAGGTGCGAGCCACGCCATGCGTCTGGCTGGGCGTGCCTGATGTCGAGCGCTACAGCCCCATGACTATCTATGGCTTCTACCGGGATTTTTCCCTGGAGGTTGCCTACACGACGACGAACCTGTGTTCCCTGGAAATTGAAAGTCTCACATGACGCTGATTCCACAATTACCGACTCCGCCGCAGTCCACCGACCCGGCGAACTTCGACCCGAGAGCCGATGCTTTTTTGTTGGCCCTGGTGCCCTTTGCAGAGGCGGCAAACCAGCAGGCTGCAGAAAACAACCAGTTCAACCTCAGCACCATTGCAGCAGCAGCTGCGGCGGCCTTGTCGGCCTCTAGTGCCAAGAATGCATCAGACCTGGCAGTGGCCAGTGCGGTGGCCGCCCGCTGGGATGCTACGGCCACCTACGCTCAAGGCAATCTGGCGTGGAGCCCCATGAGCGGGCTCATCTATCGGCGCCTGATTGCGGGTAAGACCAGCGCCGACCCCAGCACCGATCAGGTGAACTGGACAGAGGCTATGAACCTCCCCGTGGGAACTGGGCCAGACCAGGTCCAAGCTGGCCAGCACCTGGGCCAGCTGGCATACATGGATGCGCTGTCTACCACAGTCATCAGCCGCCATGCACGCGACAGCAAGCCAGGTGATATCTGGCGCGAGTACGTCAACGACACCACGACCACCATCAAATTTCACGGCTTTGACGGAATCATCCGCAGCCGCTCGGAGAGCTGGACATGAGCGTTATCGAAAACTATCCGGCCCTGCGGCCGACCTTACTGCTGGATTTTGCCAACAGCGGCCGCGTGCACCCGTTGGTCCAGTGCACGCGGGCGAGCACCGCCACTTGCTTTGGTCCCGATGGAAAGCTGCGTACGGTTGCAGCCAATGTGCCGCGTGTTGACTACGAACAAGGCACAGGAAAATGCCTTGGCCTGCTCGCAGAAGAGGCTCGCACGAACTTGCTGCTTAATAGTCTGACGATGGCAACTGGGTCGCGTGGTACTTCGGCAGCCTGGGCGACTGCGCCGAGTGTTGAATTTCCAGGGGCACTGTCTTTGATCGCCACTGGCATTTTTGGGGTGACGTATGCGGGGTCAGCTGGAGCAATCTATGGAGGGGTCTCCGCAACGGCTTCGACAAGCTACACGCTTTCGGTTTACGCGCGGCTTCTGCCAGGTAGTGCGGTAGACAAAGCGCGCCTTCGTATATCCGACAGTGACGGCAACAACTTCTACTCGCTGACGACTCTCACCACAGACCGGCTTACCTTGTGCAGCGTTGCGATAACAACGTCCGCAACTAGCAATTCAATCTCGTGGGCCATAGGGACGGAAGGCGGCCTTATGAATGTCGAGTTGGTGGCTTACCAGTTAGAAGTTGGTGGGTTCCCGACTTCACGCATACCCACGGCGGCAGCGGCTGTAACGCGGGCAGCAGACTTGATAACGCTTGACTACTTGCTTCCAAGCAGGGGGGCAATCGTTTCATCTGTAGCCGGTCTATCTAGTGCCAGCACGAGCAATGCCTATGTATGGAGCGCTATCAACCCGGCTGATAACAGTGCCGACCATGCTTACTTCTACTACCCGGGAGGCACCCAATCCACGAACTGGTGGACAAACAAAGGGGGTGTTGGTCAATCGGGCGGAAATGTTCTAGGGCGTCGCCAAAATGCCGGCATCAGTTTCGATGCGGGCACCAAAACAGCGGCAATTGCATCTGGCTCACTCTTCTTTCAGGACGAATCCACTAGGCCAAGGGACTTTCCCGGCAATTTGTCGCAGTTGCTGTTGGGGCGTAGCCGCGCCAACGCTGGATTTCTTAATGGGTGTATCTCGCGCTTGGCGGTCTATAGCGGCCGGATAACCAATGCACAACTGCAGAGGCTCACAGCATGACAGTGTTCCTTCAATTCATTGATGAAGCGGCTGCGGCTGCCGCTTTGTCACCCTGGTCTGCCGATGGAGCCATCCCGGCCTATATTGGCAGCGCGGCCGTCGATGTGATCGGGGTCATCCAACGCCCGACTGGGGAAGTCCTGCAGACTGAAGCAGGCGAAATTCCTGTGCTGGCTCCAGTGCCCGGCTGGCACATTAATCTGTCCGCGCGCGTCCCTGAGTTGGAGCAGTACGAGGTCGGAGCACCTGCAACGCCCGACCGCGTTTTTGCTGGCATCGATGTCGTGGTCCCTCCTCGTGTCCCAAGCCGAGTGACCCGCCGCCAAGCCCGCCAGGCATTGGCGCTGGCCGGATTGTTTGCTGCAGTTCAGCCGGCAATCAATGCCATCCCCGACCCGCAGCAGCGTCAGCTGGCCCAGATTGAATGGGATGACAGCCAGGACTTTGAGCGCGAGCGCCCGCTGCTCATCGAGCTGGGCCACGCTATCGGGCTGGATGACGCCGGCATTGATGAGCTGTTCATTCAAGCGGGAGCTTTGTGATGCTGATTGCAAGCTACAAGGTGACGCGGCCAGGCCTGCAGGGCCTGTTCAATCGCATCATCCGCTTGCGCCTGCGGGCACCGTACAGCCATTCCGAGGTGGTGTTTGAGCCAGGTGATGGAGTGGGCCAGTTCATGCCTGACGGCACTTCAGCCTATGGCCAGGACGGCTCTTTGTGGTGCGCCAGCAGCGTGGCGGCCGAGGCGCTGCCGGCATTCTCCCCGCGCCGGCCTGGCAAGAAGGGCGGCGTCCGCTTCAAGCGTGTGGTGCTGGACCCTGACCATTGGGACATCGTCAAGGTCGATTGCGACCCTCTGGCGGCCGCGCAGTGGTTCAAGGCCCACGAGGGCGAGCTATACGACTGGCAGCTCATCCTGGGCTTTGTGTCCTGGGTGATCCCACAGAAGTCCCAGCGCTGGACCTGCAGCGAGTCTGCGGCCGCAGCCTTGGGCATAGCCGAGGAGGAGGCCTGGCGCTTTGATCCCGTGAACCTGCATGCCGCATCGCAGACCTGGCTGCGCACCCGTTGATACCAATACAAACCCACCAAGCCCGCCCTGTGCGGGCTTTTTTTCTGCCCAAGGGAGGGCAACAAATGGCAGAACCTGCATCGACCACGACGGCTGTGACCATCGCCAGCGCGGCCGTCTCCACGTCTGCGCTCACGGCATTCGGAGTGCCGCTGGGCCTGCGTGCTGATGTGCTGCTCGCCGGCTTTCTGGGCAGCCTGATCGCAATCATCTTGCTGAACACCGTGCCGGGAAGCAGCGACACAACACGGGACATGGTGCGCTTGGCCTTTCGCCGTATGGCCGTGGCCTGGGCCAGCTCCATCACGGCGGGTTACCTCACGCCTCTGGTGCTGCTGGTGGCCATCGTGCCGGAGACCGTCCTGCTTCCCATGGCCTGCCTGGTGGGCGCGGGCGCGCAAAGCTTTCTGCGGGCTCTCATTGGCAAGTACCTGCCAAAGCCTGACCAGGCGGAAGGGGGCTGACCATGTTTTATCCCGTGATCACTTTGCTCAGCGTGCTGCACTGGCTCTGCGGCCTGGTCGTCGTGGCCGAGGCGCTTAACAAGCTGGAGCGCACCGCGCCCTGCATGCCTGGGCTTGCTCCTCGCACTCGCCTGGTGGCCTGGCTCAAGGCCATCGCCTGGGCACTCCTCGCCCTGGGTGGTGCCGGCGCCCTGGTGGCGCCATGGCTGCGGCCGACACCCCCAACCCTTGCCGATGTCTGCGTCATCGCAGGCTTCACTTTTCTCATCATTCGCACCCGTTTTAAGGAGGGTTGATCCATGAAGTTGACAGAACATTTCACCTTGGCCGAGCTGGTGGCCAGCAGCACCGCGCGCAGGCTCGGGCTGGACAACACGCCAACCGCAGATGCCCTGCAGCAACTGCACCGCACGGCCCAGATGCTGGAGCGCGTGCGTAGCTTTCTCGGAGGCAAGGCAGTCATCGTCACCAGTGGCTACCGCAATCGCCAAGTGAATGCCGCAGTGGGCGGTGTGACATCGAGCGACCACGCGCAGGGCATGGCGGCCGATGTAAAGATCCCTACATACGGCACACCCTATGAGGTGGCCAAGGCTCTGGCGCCGCAGATCAGCGCGCTGGGCATCGGGCAAATCATCTATGAAAGCGTGGGCGGCGCGCAGTGGGTGCACCTGTCCACGCGCATCCCGTTGCAGGCGGTCAATCGCGTGATTACGGTGCATGGCAAAACCACCATGGTGGGGGTGCAGCAAGTATGACTACAGCCCAACGATTCGTGGTCCTGCTCATCGCTCTGACGGTGAGCGGTCTTGTTAATGTGGCCGCAGTGTGGGAGGTCTTGCGGTTGCGCGATGCGCTGACCCTGGCCAGGTCTGATGCCGATCAAGCAGCTGACAAGGAGTCTCTGGCGCGTGCAAGTGCAGACGTGTGCACGCAGGCGGTTGAGGCGCTGCAGCTGGCCGGTGAGGGTCTGAGGCGAGAGCGCGACCAGGCCCGTGCACAGGCGGCTGCGGTCGCAGCCGGCCATAAGGCCCGCGCAGACAAGATCCTGAGCACGCCAGCGTCAGTGTCTGGTGATGCATGCGCGAGCGCACAGGCCCGAGTGGCTGAGCTACTGGCGTCCCGGAAGCCTGGAGGAGATCAGTAATGCGCCGTCTACCCCTACTCTCGGCTGCGCTGGCGGCCGCTGTCCTCCTGGCTGGTTGCGGTGCTGCGCCGCCGGTGAGGGTTGAGATTCAGCAGGTCAAGGTCCCTGTGCCGGTGCCTTGCGATGAGCCCGAGCCTGAGCGCCCCAATATGCCGACCGAGCACCTGCCGGCCGCTGCAGACGTGGACATGTACGTCCAAGCTGCCGGCGCCGAGATCGAGCGCCGCGAAGGCTACGAAACCGAGTTGCGAGCGGCCCTGGCCAACTGCAAGCGGCCGCTAGCAACGAAATAAGAAACAGGGCGAACATGGGGCTGCGTCAACAGCCTCATGGACGCCAAACACACTGATCGCGCCAGTGCATCCAGCTAAAGCCCTGTATACCTGTACAGGCTTTTCTAGTTTACACACATCTGGAAGTGCAAATGGCAAACCCCATCATTCCTTGGCTGGGCGGCAAGCGCCGTCTGGCTGACGTCCTCATTCCCCAATTTCCTGCTCACCAGTGTTACGTCGAAGTGTTTGCCGGCGGAGCCGCGCTTTACTTCATGCGACCGCCTGCAGAGGTCGAAGTCATCAATGATGTCAACGGCGAGTTGGTGAATCTCTATCGTGTCGTGCAGCGGCACCTGGAGGAGTTTGTGCGCCAGTTCAAATGGGCGCTGAGTAGCCGTGAAGTGTTCAAGTGGCTGCAGATCACTAGGCCTGAGACCTTGACCGACATCGAGCGTGCGGCCCGCTTCTATTACCTGCAGCAGCAGGCCTTCGGGGGCAAAGTGCAAGGGCAGACCTGGGGCACTGCCACCACGGCGCCTGCCCCCACGGTCAATCTGCTGCGCCTTGAAGAAGATCTGAGCGCAGCCCATTTGAGGCTGCATGGCGCGTACATCGAGCGGTTGGATTGGCAAGAGTGCATCAAGCGATACGACCGCCCGCATACCTTGTTCTACCTGGACCCGCCATATTGGGAGACCGAGGGATACGGCGTCCCGTTTGAGTGGGACCAGTACCTGGCCATGGCCGAGATCATGCGGAATCTGCGCGGCAAAGCAATTCTGAGCATCAATGACCATCCTGCAATCCGTGAATGCTTTGCGGGCCTGCATGTGCAAGAGGTGCCTATCAGCTACACGGTAGGTGGCGGCGGCAAGGCTGTGCAGCGCATGGAGTTGATTTACAGCAGTTGGGATGTTGCGGCAGAGCCGGCAGGCCTGTTCTGAGTTCGCTTCCAAAATGAAAAGCCTCCCCGGTGCTTCGGCATCGGGGAGGCTTTTTTTGTTTGTGCGCTGTACGGCTACTGGGTCAAGGCTCGCAGTCTTCGTAGATCCAGGCTTTCATTTCTACGTACACGTCTGCACTGCGAAAGTCCAGGCACTGGGGGTGCTTGGACTGCAGGTACTCATAGAACAGATGCATGGCCACGCCCATGGTCATGTAGTCCGATTCGGCCATCAGATCACTCCAGGCGTACCAATGGTTAATGATTGCGCTGCGCGCATCTTCACGTCGCAT